TCTATACAATACTCTATACAACTATCTAATTCGTCTTCTAAGCGTCTTTTATTCTTTTATAGTATGTTTATACCTAAAACTTATTTTCTTTCAATAGAGCGGCTTATAGAGCGTTTTAGAGGTATATTTTGAATAAGGTAATAAAAAACTATTAAAGTAGTTGATGTCTTAAAATAAGATAAAAAATATATTAATAGCATATAATATAGATAGCATATATAAATACCTATTATAAAAATCCCATATTTATGGCAATTTAGCCTTATTTAAAAAGTTACTTTAAAAAAAAAGCAATTTATATATAGAAAGAGAGATAAAGGAGAAACATTGTTCAATGTGACAAGTTTATTTTCAAAAAAGTTGCCAAATAACACCTCTCCCCCAACAGATAGTTATTTAAAGCAACCCATAGAAACAAAAGCAACAAAAGCTAATAGATTATTTATGGAACAAGCAGATACTAATACTGCAACACAAGGTTATATAAATGCTTATAGTAATGCAGATTTAGTATTTTCCTGTGTTAGTTATGCGGCTGATATTATTTCACAAATAAAAATAAATGCTTTTTCAAGAAATAATAAAGGTGAGCTTATAGAATATAAGAATTCTAAGTTGTTAGATTGGTTACAACAGCCAAATCCGTTTCAAAGTATGTCAGATATTTTATATTTATATGGACAAAGTTATTTTTTAACTGGTAATGCTTATGTTACTTTTGAAAAAGTAGGAAGTAAATTTGAAGGATGGGTTTTAAATCCTGTTAAAACAAAAATTGTTCCTGATGTTAAACAATTTATAAAAGGTTATATTTATGATGAGCAAATAGCCTATCAATTAAATGAAGTAATACAATTTAAAAATAGTTATTTAGGTAATGAGTTTTATGGACAAAGTTACTTAGCTTCATTAATTGACCCATTAGCTATTGAAGGCTATGCTATTGATGATTTAAAATCATTTTTTTCAAATTCCTTAGTAGCACAAGGAATATTTACGAGTGAATATCCTTTAACAAAATCACAAATAGAAGCACTTAGGGAACAATTTAGAGCATTGTATGGAAGAGGAGGAGAAGAAAGATACGGTCACATTATTGCACCAAGTAATTTAAAATATCAACCATTAAAATTATCTCCAAAAGATGGGATGCTTTTAGAGGCTTTGGGTATTACGGAAGAAAGAATTTATAAAGTATTTAGAATTAACCCTATTTTGTTAGGAGTAGGAAATAAACATAGTAGTAATACAGGAACAAGTTTAAAAGAACAAAAGAAAATTTATATAAATAATTTTATCCGTCCAATAATAAATAGAATGCTAAAACAATGGGAAACTTCTTTTAGAAGAATTCTTAAAGATCAAAATTTAGTTTTATTGCCAGATTATAGTTCAATCCCAGAAGTTAATACTGCGCTAGAAGAAAAAATAGAGAGTGTTAAAACCGCAGTTAGTTTAGGTTTATTAAGTCAAAATGAAGGTAGAGAAGTTCTTGGTTATAGGAGACTTGAAGGTCAACTAATGGATAGTCATTTAGCACCAAGTTACTTATATGGTACTGAGCCTTTGGATTTGATGACTGGTAAAGTTGTTAATTTAACACCTACTAATCAACAACCTAGTCCTAATGGAAGTGCAAATTCAGAAGGAGGCAAACAAGATGGTGTTAGTCGGTAAATATATGTTTAAGGGGTAAAAATGGAATTAAAAGAAAAGGTGAAAGGGTTTTTAGCTTGTGAGACAAAAACCCTTTCAACAAATGATGAATATGTAGAGGTTGAAGGTTACGCAAATTACCTATCAAAAGATAGAGATGGGGATATTATAATACCCTCAGGAATTGATTTATCTCATTATAAGAAAAATCCTATTATTTTATATCAACATAACCAAAAAGAGCCTTGTGGTAAAGCTATGAATATTGAGTTGCGTTCTGATGGGCTTTATGTTAAAGCAAGAATATATAAAGCTTTACATGAAAAAGCTTACAACGCTGTTAAATTAGGTGTTTTAAAAACTTTTTCAATTGGTTTTATAGCACTAGATGGTGAATATGATAATGAAACTGATACATTCTTTTTTAAGAAAATTGAATTGTTTGAGGTAAGTGTTGTATCAGTTCCAAGTAATAGAGATAGTGTATTTGAAGTTTTACAAGCTCCTTGTGGTGATGGTTTTTGTTTAGCACAAAGGAATTTTTCAAAAACTTTAAAAGGTCAAGGAAAAATAAAAATTGATAATTCAAAAATTTCTGATAGAAAATGGTCTGATGTTGATAAAACAACAATGGCACAGAAACTTGAAGATATTGGAGATAAAAAAGTTATAAATGAAGCTTACTTATATATTGAAGATTATGATGAAAGAAGTACTTGGTGCTGTCCTCATCATGAGTTAGAAGATAACACTTTGGTTTTAAATAAAAATGGCGTTATTGCGGCATATCAGGCGTTAGAGGGGGCACATGGTACTAAACCTAATATTCCTGCCGAGGATTTAAATAAAGCTTATAAACATATTGCAAAGCATTATAAACAATTATTTGAAGCTGGGGTAATAAATGATATACCAGAAAAATTAAAGGAAGTGTTAGACATGAAAGAAGAAACAAAAAATCAGAATAATGAATTAACAGTTGATAATATTGTTGCTGAAATAGCAAAACAATCAGGTGTTTCAGAAGAAGAAGTTATCAAAATGTTGTTGTTTATGAATTTTGCTATTTTTAAAAAGGATGGAACACTTACAAAATTTGCTGAAAAATATAAGATTAGAAAAAATACTTGGTATGAAGATTTATACTCTGTTTTGAAACAAATGAAAGAAGAATATAAAAGTGATAGAGAAAGAAATGCTTTTACTGAAATAATGAAAAGTTTGGCATTATCAAGCATTTCAAGAGCAAGTGCTTGGATTTATGATACTTATGTAAAAACAGATGATGGGAATAAAGAAGAACAATTATTAACATCAAGAACTTTTGCAGAAGCTTGGTTTTTTAATACGATGGGTATAACGCTTGATAATTTATTAAAATTTAAGAGCGTTGTGAAATTAATGGATAAATATTCTGATGTAGTTTCCTCATTTGTAAATAGCAGGAAATATACCAAAGAAAAGGAATCAAAGAGTATGATTGATGAGAAAGTAAAAGAGCTTGAAGCAAAAATTGCTGAATTAGAAGCTCAATTAAAAAAACAAAAAACTTTATCACTTGATGAAGTTAAAGAGTTTCTTTTAAAAGAAATTGAAAGTGGTGATGTTGATGGTTTATTAGGACTTTATGAGGAAGTTGGAAAACATTTAAATGCTAAATTAACAAAAATTTTAGAAGGAGATGAATAATGAGTATTGAAGTTATTAAAAATATGAAAGCAGAAATTGAGGCACTTAAAAAAGACCTTGATAGCGCTAAATCTACAAGTGAGGCAATTAAAGCTATTGAAGCAAGAATTGATGAAATTGAAGCACAAAGAAAAAAAACCTTTGATGTCACAAGTGTAGATGAAGCTACTGTGAAAAAAGTTGCAAAAAAAGCGGCAGACCTTGCATTGAAAGCTAAATTGCTTGGCAGAGATTACAAATCGTTTGCTGAATTTAAAGAAGTTGCTCCTGTAATTGAAAAAGCAATTACACCAAGTTCAATTGAAAATTGGATTGACGAACAATTTAGTAATCAAATTATAGACCTTATGGAATATGACCTTAAAGTTGAAAAGCAATTTGGAAGTGTTGTAGTTCCTAGTGGTGTAGGCTCACTTGCATTTCCAAGAAAAACAGGTAGAACTTCGGCGTATTTAATTCAACCAGCACAAGATGCTATTGAAAGTATGCTAACAGGAGATAAAGTAAAATTTGAGCCTGTAAAACTTAAAACACTTGTTGTAGTTGCTGATGAGGCTAAAAATGAAGTTGTTATTGGTGCATTACTTGATGTTGTTAGACAGGATATTGCATATTCACTTGCATCTGCTATTGAAAGTGCATTAGTTAATGGTGACACAACTGGTGATATTAATAACAATCCACCAGCAACAGATGTAAGAAATGCATTTGATGGACTTAGAAAATATGGTCTTGCAAACACTATTGATAATGGTGGTGCTTCTATTACACTTGAAAGCATTAGAAAAGCACTTGTGAGTATGGGTGTTTATGGAGTTAATCCATCAGAAGTTAAGTTAATTGTAAATCCAAGAGTATATGGACAGCTACTTGGTGTAGAAGAATTTCAAACTGTTGACAAAATTGGTAATAGTGCTGTTTTAAAAACTGGTGTTATTGGTATGATTATGGGTATGGAAGTAATTGTATCAGATTATATTCCAAATGACCTTAATGCAGAAGGTAAAGAAGATGGTGAAGCTAGTTCAACTAAAACAGCGGCTATTCTTGTTAATACAAAAGCATTTAAAGTTGGAAAAAGAAATATAGTTGAATTTGAACAAGATAGAAATATTGTATCAGATACAATTCTTTATAGTGGTAGAGTATATAGAGACTTTAAAAAAGTAGCTGTTGAAGATACTGCAATTGCTGAAATTGTAAATATCGGTGACTAAAATTAGTTAATAGGGGATTATTCCCCCTTACCTTTTTAAAGAATGAGTGGATATAATTAATTTTATAGTAGTTTAATCTATTTTAGTGGGTAGTAGTTCAGTTGGTAGAACGAATGGTTGTTAACCATTAGGTCGTAGGTTAGAGACTTACCCAGCCAAAATATTTTATTGTAAGAACTTAAAATTGTTACAATAAAATATTTTGAGGAGGTATTATGTTTTATGTTACAAAGAAGACAAAGGGACAGATGGAATCAAAAGGTAAGACCTTTATATTTAAGCAAAGGGTAAAAGTTTCAAAAGAGATGTATGAATATCTAAAAACTAATTTTAGTAATATGTTTGAGTTTGAAGAAGAAAAAACTAAACCAACTGCTTTAAAAGAAGAAAAGGTTGTAGTAACAAAAGAGCCTGCTAAAAGGACGAGAGGCAAAACAAAGGATAAATAATGGCTCATTATTTATTGGATGAATTTAAATTATATAAAGATATTGATTTAAATGATGCAGATAAAGACGATAAAATATCTATGATGTTATCATCTGTTGAAAAGTTTTTAAACAAAACTTATGGTATTTATTTAAAGAAAACTAATGAAATAACAGAAAAGTTTTCGGTATTAGGAAATACAATATTATTACCAAGTAATAATATAGAGGTTACAAAAGTTGTTATAAATGATAAAGAGTGGGATTTAGATGATTTATATCTAAAAGGAAATGTGCTAAAATCTATAAATAATCCTTTTCCTAAGGGTATAAAAAATGCGGAGGTAACATATAAATTAGGGTTTGATGAAATACCTTATGATTTGAAAATTGCTGTATTTATATTAACTTCTAAATTGTCACAAAGTGCTGAAAATTCTGGGGAAGAAATGGAGTATATGACAGATCCTTTGGGAGGTAGAATAAAAATGTTGAAAAATATACCTCCTGAATTTTTTATGCTTATTGCTCCTTATAGAGCTATATTTATATAGGAGCAATAAATGACTAAAATTAAAAAAATTGATTTTGTAAATACAGATACTACGGAGTTAACTCAAATAATTTTGGTAGAAATAGAGGGGGTATTTAGTGAAAAATTTACTAATGTTATTGTTAGGTCAATTAAAACTGCCTTAGAACAAGAACAACAAAAATGGGTGGAAGAAGTTAAACAAAGATTGAGTGATGTAATTCCTAAACAAATGTTACATAAAAAGCGTTATCCAAGAAGTAGAAAATTTCCATATTTAAATTCAGGAGAATTAAGAAATTCTGTTAAAACAGAAGTTATACAAATAGATACTCTAAGAAAACATAGTGTTGTTTTAGATGTATGGTTTAACTTTTTATCAAAACATGCTTTATATACTAATGAAGCGTGGAATAGTAAAGATACCCCCGGGTGGAAAGGATGGACTACAAGAACGTTAGTTAGTGGTGGTAATGGTGTTGTATCTGCTAAACAATTATTGCATAATTTTTTTAAAACAAGCAAATTACAGAGGTTAATAAGGACAATTTAAATGAGAAAAAAAGTGATAAATGCATTAATTAATGCATTAGTAAAATCAGGTATTTTTAAAAAAGTACTAAATGGCGTATTACCACCTGTTCCGAATGTAAAAACTTTTCCAACTATTGCGGTTGTTATAGATGAAGAAAAAAGAAATAGAGTAGAAGTTACAAGTTGTATTTTTCAAAATACTTTAAAAATAACGGCTATGATTTATGCAAAAGCTGGTTCTACTAATTATACAGATGTTTTAAGTGATTTAATAGAAAATGTAGAGCAAGTAATTCAACGAGATGAGGTTTTGAAGACATTGGTTTTAGACATATATGTTGATAAAATTCAGCAAGATGGAGGAATATTGTATCCTTATCAACTTGCTGAATTAACAATAATTGCTTATTATAGACAAAATATATAAGGAGAATAAATGGCAAGAAAAACAAGAGGGATAATTACTCTTATTAAAGAAGAGACTACTTACAATGTTGCACCGGCTTTTTCAGATAGTGATATTGTATTGACTGCAAAAGCAGATGTTGCACCAAAAGTTGACATTATTGAACGTAAATCAGTTCCTTGTTCATTAATTTCAGAAGCAGGAATTCCTGTGAGGTTCACAGCAAGTGGGTCAATTGATGTAGAAATGATACCAGATAAAGATGCTGATGGTCATCCACAAATGTATGCAGATGTTTTATATGTTGCCGCTATGGGTGAAAAAAATGTAGCAACTGGGGATAAAGGAACAGGTGGTTTTATAGGAAAAACTGCTGATGGAGCAACAGATGTAAATGAAATAAATGAAGCAGATGCAGATCATGCAGGAGATGCAACAATTTACAAAGTTAAAGATGGTGATAAAACATCAGTAGCTGTTAAGAAATTTTATGATAGTGGTGATGCTGTTCTTGTAGCTACTGGGCTTGTTGTTAGCAAAATGGATTTGAATTTTACACAAGCTGATATTCTCTTAGCATCTTTTTCTCTTGAAGGTGCGGGGTATGAAACAGAAACAGGACAAACAAAACCAGCTTGTACACCACCAAGTGATACACCTTTTGTAGGTAAAAATGCTAAATTTACTTATAATAATACAACAACTAATGCACATAATTTAACTATAAATATTGAAAATAAGATTACTTCGGTTGAAAGTATTACATCAGAAGGTTATGTAGATAAAGTGTTTGTTGAAAAAACAATTACTGGACAATTTACGATATTATTTGAAGATTTCAGTTATCTTGATGACTTGACAAATCAAACTATTGGACAAATATTCCTTGATATACCAAAAGGAAGTCAACATATTGGTGCATATTGTCCAAGAATTAAAGTTACAGAAGTACAAATTAATGATAATTCAAATGGCCTTATTGAGGTTACTGTATCATTTAAAGCAGAAAAAGATAGTACAAGAAATGAAGTTTTCTATTTAGGTGTTAAATCTTAACACTTTGCCCTTATGGGCTATAATAAATAATTAAGGTTGTTTATTATAGCCTATAAAATTTTATAAAAGGAGAGATAAATGGCAATTAAAGTAATTAAACAAGAAAAAAAAGAATTTACATATATTCCAGTAGAAGAGAGAGGCAAGGAAAATCCTGTTAAAGTTATTTTTAAACCTTTAACTAAGGCTGAAAGAGCGGCGTTAGAAGATAAATTAATTAGAATTAACCCGGACCAAACAATAACTGTTGCTAATGCAACTTATATTTTAGAAGTATTTAAGACAGCAGTTATTGATATTCAAGGATTAATAGATGAAAATGGTAATGAAATAAAACCAAAAAAGGAACATGGAGTTTTATCACAAGAATTTATTGAAATGTTGCCTGATGATTTTATTCAAGAAGTTGGGAATGTTATTATAGCAGTTTCAAAAGACCCACAAAATGCTGATATTTATTTAGGTAATGTAGAGGAAGCAAAGTAAAGAGCGGTAAATGACACCTATTTATAAAGAAAAATATCCTGTTGAAGTTTATAATAATAAAAATGATTTACGTTACGACGTAGCTTATTATAGAGTATTAACTAAAAGAGAGCTATTAGATTTAGCTTCTCTTTATTTAAAAGGAAATAGGGTTACTCCTTTATATAAGTTAAAAATAGTAGAAACTGCTTTATCAGATAAAACTATTATAGATTATTTAGCTGATAGTGATATTGATAATTTATTTGAAGAAATAATTAATAAATCAGTAGTTTCAGAAGAAGAATTACAAAAACTTGAAGATTTGTTTTGGTTATTAAATGATAAAAATTTAAAGTCTGATACTTGGAATTGTAAGGCTTGTAAAGAACTTGGATTACAAGAAAGTAGAGGGTGTAAATTTTTAAAGGAAGAAGAAAGAGAGATAACACAAATTTACGCCGCTGGAAAACTATGGACATATTGTCCTATTTATGAAGTAGAAATAAATAAAGAATTGTTAAATAATGCATTTGAAGCATATAGGTATTTTGATAAAGGAATATTACCAGAAAATGGTAGTGTTTACGATCAGACGTTGGGATTTATTGAGTATAGTTCTAAAATTTCTTCACTTATAAAAGAATTGGAAGCAAGGGAGATTGAAAAGGATAAATAATGAATAATACAAGTTTTCACTCAGAAATTTTATTAGATTTTAAGGGTAATACGAAACAATTAGAAAAAAGTTTAGCCGCTTTGAAATCACATGTTAATACTTTGCTTCCAAAAATGGAACAACTATCAATTTTGTTTGCTTCAATAGGACAAGAAACACAAGCAACTATTTTAAAAAATTTTGCAAAAAATTTAGCTGATATATCAAAAGAGACCAAATTTAATAAACAAAATATTGATGAAAGTATAAAAGCTTTACAGAAATTAGCACAAACAGTTGCATATTCAGAAAGTGTTTTTAAATCTTTAAGGAAAGATTTACAATCTCAAAATGTAAAAAGTCATTTAAAAGATTATTTAAAACTACAAGAAGCTTATGATAAACTTAAATTTAATTTAGAACAATTAATAGAAACACAAGAAAAGTGGGCTTCCTCAAAAACAATTAAGGCGGCAAAAGAATATGTAAAAGATGTTTTAGAGGAAGAAGAAAAAAGAATATCTAAATTAATTCTAAAATATAATAGATTATTAATGGAAAGAGAAAAAGCATTAGCAGAAGGGGATATAAATAAGCTAAATAAAGTACATGCGGCTATTGCTAAACGAAATTCCCTTTTAAAACAAGAAATTGATGCATTTAAAACATATGAAACAAAAGTAAAAAATATAAGTATTGAATTAAAAAAAGTAGATAGCATTGCTTGGTTTAAAGAAATCAGTAAAAGAGCAGTAGCTTATGCAAGTGTTTATGCAAGTATTTATGGATTGATACAAGTTCTAAAAAATGCTGTTACATATATATCAGAAGTAGATTTAACTACAAGAAGATTACAAGCTATTTTAAGTTTAACTTCTGTATCAGCAGGACAATTAGAACATTCTTTTTTAAGTTTAGCTAAAACTTTTGGTGGGAGTTTGGAAGAAATAAATAAAGCGGCTCTTGATTTAGGAAGGGCTGGTATTGACCCATCACAAGTCAAAGAAGCTACAAAAGTTGTTGTTGAATTGGCAATGTTAACAGGTGATAGTTATGAAGCCGCTACAAATACTATTGTTACTTTTAAAGAAAACTATGAAGAAATGATAAAAGCTGTTTATAAAGGTATTGACCCCATAGTTGTTTTAGGAAATAAAATTGCTTATATTGCAAATGCTTCAAGAATGAGTGTTGAAGATATTTCTACTTTTGCAAACTATGCTTTGGCTACTGCTAAATCGGTTGGTTTGACAGTTGATATGGTAGGGGCATTAGCTATTGCATTGAATAACGCAGGTAATAACGCTTCTACTGTTGGTACAGAAATAAGAAGATTTGCTACTTTATTAGTTACAAATAAAGCTAAAATAAGAGAATTTTTTGATGCAATCGGTATAAACCAAAAAATTCTTATTAGCAAATTGCAAAAGGGTGGTAAAGAAGCAGAAGAAGCTTTCCTTCAAGTTATTAAAAGATTACAAGAATTAAATAATACTGATTTTAATAATTTAATTGGACAATTACAAGTTTTAGATAGACAAACATTAGCGGCGTTAAGAAATACATCAAGTGAGGTTATTAATCAATTTTTTAAACTAAAAAAAGTTTCTACTGATGGATTACAAGAAGCAAGTGTTATTGCTGAAAGTTATGTTAATATATGGCAAAGATTTAAAAACTTATTAGGAGAACTTGCTTTAAAATTTGATGCAATTGTAAAAGCAGGTGCTAATGCAATAGCTGGTTTCATGGAATTATTTGCTGATGATAAAACTAAGAAATTAATTGCATTAAGTGAGAAGTATAAAAAATTAATAGAGCTAAAAAAATATTATGAGAATATTCATTATCATGGTAGAGTAGAACAAATTAATAAGGAAATTGAAGCGCTTGGTGTAAAAATAAAATCTCTAAAAAGAGAAAAAGAAGAAGTTTTATCCTTAGCGCAAGCTTATGAGTTAGTACAAAAAATGCATAATATGAATTATTATCAAGCAGATATGTTGAAAAAAAACTTTATTGAAAACCCAGCAAAAACTTTAAATTGGTTATTTTCTGATAGTGCTTTATATGATTGGAGTGGTTTAGGTATAAAAAATACTAAAATTTTAAGAGATGAATTGTTAAGAATTATTGCTACTAATAAGCAACTTGGACGACAGCTTTTAAATAATAAAGAACTTGCTGAAAGTGTTAAACAAAAATTAAGAGAGTATTTAACAGCAACAAATCAAGTTGCTACTAAACAATTATCTTATAAACAGGCAATTAATTTTGTTACTGATAGTGAAATAAATAAAGCACAAAAATTAATTGCACTTGCAAAACAACAAATTAATTTACATATGATTGATAAAAAAGAAATTGTTGAATTAAATAGTATTTTAGATAAATTTATAAATAGACAACAAAAAGCTATTAGTAAATATTTAACAGAAATAAAAGAAGTTAGTAAGCATTTTAAAACTTCTTTGTATGAGGATGTAAAAAGTAAAGACCCTTTAAAAGCTTCAACGGAATTACAAAAAATTTTAACAACAGGAGTATTTAAAGGGAAATCTTTAAATAAAGAAGAATTAATTGTTGTTGAAAAATTATATTCTTTTTATCAAAAAATTGTTAAATTAGAGCAATTAAGATTAAGATTACATGAAAAACAAAAAAGTGCAAGGCATACAAGAAGTACTATAAAAAATACAAAAAATAATGATTTAGCATTATATCAACAAATTCATAATCTTTATATTAATGTATTGCCTGATAATGAAAAAATAAAAGAATGGTATCAACAACAACTAAAAAAAGTAAATCAAATTCAAGATGTTTTATTAAGACAAAAAGCATTAAATGAATTAAATCTTGTTTATGAAAGTAAAAAAGTTGAAATTTTAAATAAACAAAATAAAGCTTATGATAACTTATATAAGAAAGCTCAAAAAGCTTATAAAGAAATTCAGAAAGCTTTAACCCCTACTGATTTATATGGAGCACAAGCAAAAGCATATGAGATAAAGAAAAAAGCAATTGAAGCTGGTTTTAGTGGGGAAAAATTGAAACAAGCTTTGAAAGATTTGGATGCTTGGAATACTAGGCAATTAGAAAAAATAGAACAAAAACAATTAGGGTTTGATGATAACACTTATAAAGCTTATAAAGATTTAGCTAAGTCCTTTGGAAAAGAAAGTGCAAAGAATTTTGCTTCTGCTTTAATGATTTTTATGAATAGTAATGATTTTAATTCATTTTTTACTGGGGTAAGTAAACACTTAGCTAAAAATTATGGAAAAGAAGGTGCAATAGCTGGTTTTTTAGTAACTAATACACAAAAATTATTAAGTACATTATTTGAAAATCAATACAATTTAATTAGAAAACATTATCAACCACATATTGATATGTATAACAAACAAAGTAGAGATGAACAATTTAGAAGTAAAGTGTATACTCTTTTTGGTTATGAGGGCTTTGGACAATTAGCAAAACTTAAAAGTGATTTGAAAGATTTTTACGCTAAAAAAGAAACATATTTACAAAATTATGAATTAATGAAGCGTTCAAAAAAATATAAAGAAAATATTCAAACTGCTTTGGAGACTGGAAGTATTGCCGCTGGTTTTACAGCTTCGGCTTGGTTTGATGGTGGGGCTGTTTTACAAGGTTTAAACATGGCTATGAACGCTCAAAAATGGGCGGATGAAGCTACGGGATTTACTACTTTTCAAAAAGAATTTGTACAATCTGTTGAAAATATGAAACAAGCGCTTCAAACTTTTGTTGATGATTTAGTAGACTTAGCAAATTCTATTTATAAGAATATAGATGATTATCGTAATATTTATGATGAAATTACAGGCACTAATACTTATGCTCTACAAAGAAGAAAAGAAGCTATTGAAGAAGTAAAAAAATACACTGATGATTTAAGTAAAAATGGTTTAACGGAATTGGTTCAAAATATTTTAGCACAAAGTAAAAAAGCAGTAGAAAGCATAATAGCAACTACACAAGATATAAATAAATTGACAGATTTTAAAAATTTAAACAAATATGGTATTGCTGTTGATGCATTAAATTCTAAATTAAAAGAAAGCATACAAATAGTATCTAAATTAATTACACAACAAAATAAGGCTAATATTTCATTAACAAAATATATCGTAACTTTAAAAAAAGGTATTGGAGAAGATACAAGTTCTGATGAAATAACATTACAAGCAGATGCCGCAAAAGCAATTCAAGAGTATGAAAAAGGAAGTATTAGTTATGATGAGCTTTTAAATAGAGTTAAAGCTTATCAAGAAGCGGCCGGAATAAAAGCTAATGATAAGATTATTACAGCGTTAGAAAATATAAAACAAATGAGTACAAAAGACTATTTGAAAGCAATTATGGAAAATACTTCAAATGCTATTGCTTTACCAGACGCACAAGTTGAGGCATTACAAGACCCTGAGTTAAAAACTTTGGAAGTAATAAAAGACACAAGAAATTTAGTAGAAAAGTTATTAGGATTTTTAACTACAACTTTAAATTCACAAATGACTGATATTGTTAATATTTTATTCCCTATGTTAGACATTACTCGTGCTATTTTAGATACATTAAGAGGTTTCTTTGGTTGGTTTAAGCCTTTGTTTTTAGGATTAAATAATATTGGTGGAAAAATAACTTCTACTTTATCTACTATGTTAAGAGGTTTCTTTGGTTGGTTTAAGCCTTTGTTTTTAGGATTAAATAATATTGGTGGAAAAATAACTTCTACTTTATCTACTATGTTAAGTACTTTTAGTGGGAAATTTGATGATTTGTTAAAAACAGTAGTACAAAGTGCAATAGGTATTATTAAAAATTCTTTAAGCACGTTGCAAGGAGGTTTAGCAAATATTGGAGGAAATGTTTTAGCATTAACAGGACATATTGTAACAAATGCAATTAAAAATGTACATAGTCTTACACATTCAGTTACACATGGTATCCATAGAGTATTTCATAAATTCGGCTTTGCAGAAGGTGGATATACAGGAGCGGGGACTTATAAAGATGCAACAGGAGAAAAAGTTGCGGGGGTAGTTCATGAAAATGAATGGGTTGCTCCTAAATGGATGCTAAAAAGGTATCCTGAATTATTTAAATGGTTAGAAAATGGAAGGATAAATGGAAATTTACAAATTCCTACAATTGTAACACAACCAGTACAAGTAAATTTAATGTCCTATGAATTAAGCATTAAAGAATTACAAACAACAAATACATTATTAAAAGAACAATTGATAGTGCAACAAAAAATGCATAGACTTTTACAAAAAATTGAGGAGGAAGGAATAAATGTATTATCTTAATTGTGAAAATAGATTTACTTTACTCTCCTCTTCTGCTCCTGTTGAAGATTACCCAGATTGGGATGCAGATACTACTTATAATAAAGGGGATAAAGTCATCTACAAAAACAAAATTTGGGAAAGTGTAATTGATGAAAACGATACTGAACCAGCAGACGATAATATTAATTGGGCGTTTATAAGTTATACCAATCCTTATAGGTGTATTGATGAATATATTAATACTACAACAGAAGATGATGAAAATGATTTAGAAATGTGGTTTGAAATAAACAAAGCAAATGGGATTGGATTAATAAATGTAACTGCTAGTAGTGTTTATTTAGAACTCTATGATGCAAATGATAATCTTATTATGACAAAAGAAGAAAGTGCAATTGCAGGTATTAGTAATTGGAAAGATTACTTTTTTACTGATTTAGAATATAAAACAAAATTTTATTCAGATTTTCCTTTTGTCTTTCAAGGAAAAATAAAACTAGTAATTAAAAGAGCAGAGAAAGCAAGTGTTGGTGTTGTTCTTATTGGTTATAAACAAGATTTAGGAATAACGTTAACAGGGATTAGAAGTGGGATTGATGATTATAGTAAAAAAGAAGTAGATGAAAATGGTAATATTTATTTAAAACAAGGAAAATATAGAGATACAATAGATTGTAAAGTTTTGTTAAAAAATACAGATTTTAATACAACAAAACAAAGACTTATCAAAATAAGAGCTAAACCTGTTTTATATTTAGCGACTTCTTGTGAAGATTATAGAGAATTATTTCTATATGGTTATTATGAAAATTTTAGTTTTATAATCAATACCCCAGTGGTAACTGATTTAAATTTAACATTAAGGGGATTAATATGAGTTTACCTTTATTAGTACAAACTATCTCTCCTTTACCTATTGTAGCAGGTAGATATGATACTGACTTTATAGACACTGCTGATAAATTTTTAAATACACTCCCAAATTGGGCGGGGGAATTAAATTCATTCATAGCACAAATGAATACAGCTATTAAATGGATAAATGTAAGTGCTACAAATGCACTTACATCTATAAACTTTAAAGGAAAATGGAGTAGTGAAATAAATTATTATAAAGGAGATAGTGTAGTTTATAATGAAAAACCTTATTTTGCAATAGAAGATAATACTGGTGAACAACCAGATACTTCTGATAAATGGATACAAATTTTAACAACAAATGGCGGACAAGTTTATGGGGATATAGAATTTACAAAAGATATTTATGGGCTTATTATTATAGATAGAAATGATAACACTAAAAAATGGCGTTTATTTATAGACGATGGAAATCTTGGAATAGAAGAGGTGTAATATGGGACAAAATAAAACTTTAATGAAAAGAGCAGATGGAACTTGGAGTGATGGTGGTGTGGGAAGCGGACTTGATGCTGATTTAATTCATGGATTGACTCTCACAGAGAATATGGACAAAACATTTTATGTGGATGCTGGAAATGGAAATGATGATAATGATGGTAGCAAAGATAAGCCTTTCAAAACACTAAAAAAAGCAATTGATAGTATTCCTGTTGGAGGATGTGGTGAAATCTATCTGCTTGGCAGTGAAGATTTTATAATAGATGATAATATTTTTATAAAAAATAAACTTATAAGGTTATTTGGTAGTTCTACGGACACGACTACCAAACCAGTGGTTAGAAATAAGTGCTACGTTCAGGATTATTATGGTACAAATTATAATGCTACAAACGGAATAATATTACAAAATGCAGCATTTTTTGCTTATAGAGTAACGTTCCAAACTGCTAATTATATAGATGCTTCACTGTCATCATCGCACGAAGTTGGTCTCTTTTTAAGATGGGGAGGTACAACTGGTGGACAAATAACTTTGGAACATTGCACAGTAAAAATAGGAGATACCCCATTTGCTAAGGCTTCAAATAGGCAAATGTATGATTTAATACATTATTATAAAAATGACTATTATAATGAAGATTATAGTGTATTGTGTAACGGGGAGAATACTGATAGTTATTTAATAGGAAATGATGATGGAACATATAGAGTATCATTTACAAATTACTCTTTGGGAAACAAGCGAGATGGTTCATCATTATCTTATTTAGATTTACTTCACGGACTTAAAAGAGATTCTGATAGTGGAAACCCTATAAATGTAATCTCAAATATTAATTTCAGTTCATGAAGGAGAGTAAATGATTAAACAAATAAAATTAAACAATTTAATTCATACAAATATAGAACCTTATTATTACGATGAAGAAGGAAACAAAAATTGGAATATTCCTTCTGATTTAGAGGAGTTAAGAGCAGCTACAATAGATACTTTTAATTGGTTAATAGGACAAGAAGTAAAAAAAACTGCTAAAAATTTTACAGGTTTATCTGCGTCTAACTCAAAAGCTATTACTCTGCTTGTAAAAATTATAAATGCGCAAAGTCCTAATTTAGACAATTTGACAGATTTAGAGAAAAATGCATATAACAAAATGTTAGCGCTTGCAAATGCAGGTTATAGTGATAGTAAGCTTTTAAATAATGTATTAGATGCGGTAATAAACAATATTGCAAGTTATTCAGAAAAAATTGGTAAAACACTTGAAGCACAAAGTGTGAATGAACTGATAAAGTTATTAAGTGAGTAATAATGCTTAAATATAGTGACTTTAAATTACAACCATTAAAAAACCATAAATTTAAACTTTTAAAAGAAGTTAAATATAAAGATTTAATAATTCCAAAAAATTTTAAAACAGACGGAGCTACAATACCCCGATTTTTTTGGTGTATTTACCCTCCAAATCGTACAGATTATTTGCCTTGTGTAATAATACATGATTATCTTTGTGATAAAAGAGAGTTTAAGAAAGCAGACAAGTATTTAAAAGAATGTTTAGAAGAAATAGGAATTAGTAAAATTACAAGATGTCTGTTTTACTACGCAGTTAGGATATACCACAAAGTTAGGTATAAAAAATAAAATATTTGAGGAGAATAAAATGTTTATTATAAATTTTATCTTACAATTAATAAAAAATAATCCTATCCTTGTAAAATATTTAATAACGGAGGGATTAGATGTATTATTAAACTGTAAAAAAGATGGAGTGGATAATAAAACTACAAAAGAAATCTTAAAAAAAGTTGTAAAATCAAAAAGAAATAATTTAAGAGAAGAAGTATTAGAAGAAGCTTTAAAGCTTTTAGATTAACACTTACCATAAAGAAGGTTTTGCCTTCTTTTTAGTGGGTGTACCCACTAATTAAAAAATAAAGGAGTTTAAATGACAAGAGAAGAATTACAAGCATTACTACAAGAAAAATTAATCTACGTAGCGAAAGGGATTGCAAACGCATCAAAACGCTACACAGACGCACAAATTAATACAACAAAAGAAGAATTGAAACAAGCAATTGTTGACGAGCTAAGTGGAATTGAAGGACTTGGTGAAGAACTTGAAAAAATAAAAGCGTACGCTGATTCTTTTGCAAAAGTATTTGACATAGATGAAAATGGGGAAATTACTCCTGAGGAAATTCTTGCTAAATTTACAGCGCTACAATCTAATATTGATGCAGTAGCAAAAGACGTAGCAACAAATGCTGAAAACATTAAAAGTGTTGAAGAAGCGCTTAACAAAGCAATTGACGATGTAATTGAAAGAGTTAAAGCTCTTGAAATTAGAGTTAGTAGAGTTGAAGATGATGTTGCAGGTGTTAAAGCAGAACTTTCAACTAACTATTTTACAAAAAGTGATATAGAAACACTTGTAAATGTAAATTATGAAGCTGTTATAAAAGAAGTAGAAGATATATTTGGATTTAATGCAGAAGAGGGAGACGGGGCAACCCTTTAATCCCTCTTTTTATTAAAGGAAGAACATGTCAAAACTTTATAGACTTGATGTAATAGTACGAGGCAATTCAACTATTTCACAAGATGATGCTATAAGGTGGGTAAAAAATTGGGTAAATACTCGGCAAGAAAAAAATAGGGAAGTTGAATATTACGCCGACCTCTATGATAGTCGTACAAATAAAAGTTGGAAAATTTTTAGTGATATTGCTACTATAAATAGAGATATTCAAAATTATTATATTTGTGAAAATGGTGAAAAAATAACTGGTGTTATTCAGACTTCACCCTTTACACAAGAAATAATAATTGATACACCAGATGGTAGCAAATGGATTGAGTATAAAAATAAAAATGCAAAAATATTTTTACAGGTTGAAGATAGCCTAAGAGCTATTGCACGGGTTGAAGGACAAAATGAAAATGGGTTTTTCGTTGTTTTATATGATGGAGAATATTTTGATGAAGACAAAGTTAGGCTTGATTGTTCAAAAAATCCTGTAAAAGTAAATATTTTAGTAATTTAAGGAAGGGAAATGTTTGATTTAAGTAGTGGAAAAATTACATTGCAACCAACACCAAGAATTAAGGAAGCAGTTTTAGAAATTGTGAGTAAACATAATAATTCACTTGATGAAATTCAAAATGATTTAAATCAACTTCAAGAAAATATTTATGGAGTTTTAGGGTATAATACTACTCTTGCAGAAGATGCAAGTAAAGGCGCTACAACTATTAAAGTAAGCAATCCTGAATACGCAACAATTGGAGCAAAATTTAAACTTGATAGCGATGATACTATTTATACAATTAAAGATAAAAATGAGAATATTTTAACAATAGAACCTGCTTTAACTAGTAATTTTGTAAGTGGTACAGAACTTCATATACTTCCTAAAATTGACTTTGAAGAAATTCAAAAAACATTTAATGCTATTGAGGAAATCTTCAATAAAGAGGGAAGTGCTAATGATATTTTTGATGCATTAATTACACTTGCAAATGCTTGGAATGAAGATAAAAAAGTAATAGATAGTTTTGAAGTAAATTTCAACGCAAATGGAGAAGTTGAAATTGATTTAAGTGCTTATAATTTTACAAGTACTGATGACTATACAATTGCAGTTAGTAAAAATACAAGAGTACCAGCTCATCTTGTAGTAGAAAAAATTGATGAAAAAAGTGCTAAAATTTATGCTATTGATTTAAGGTATTTTGCAGAAGATAATGTAGGATATGATGGAAGTTGTGATGGGTGTAGTTTTCCAGCAACAATTTTAATAACTTATGATAGAAGAAAAGTACATTTTACATTAACGGACTTGAATAACAATATAAGAGAGATTTAACTCTTTTTCTCTTTTAAGGGGTAAGAATGAGAACAGTTAAAGACTATATTACAAATATTGAGAAAAAAGTAATTGAAATTGATGAAATTGTAAAAAAATTAAAACTTGATTTTGAAGAAATTAAAATTAATTTAAAATTACTTGTTGATATTCAAATGGGGAATTGGGAAATAACTGATACACAAATGATATTTTATGATTTAGAAGGTAATGAAATTATGCGTTTTAATCTATATAACAGATTAGGTAATAAAACAAATAAAAATGTTACTAAAAGGGTAAAAATATGAGTTTAATCCTACAAGGATTTGGAGAAGAGGGTGTTTGTGAATTTTCACAAAAATTTAAATTAAAAAAGGATAAATTTTCTTTTTCAAAAAAAATTATAAATTATAAATTTAAATTAAATATCATTAAAAAACATTTTTTAATAAAGGTAGAAGATGATTGTAAGACATAAAGATGAAAGTTTAAATATTTTATTTGAATACACAGAAGGGGTAATTCCTGATGGTTATAAAGCAAAAATGAAATTAATTAAAGATGATTTTTTATTTGAAAAAGAACTTGATGTTAGCGAAGACGCAACAAGCTTTTTACTAAACATTACAACTGATGAAATGAATAAACTTGAAGGAAATTATAAATTAATTGTATTACTCTATAACGAAGATATTGGATATGGACAATATATTCTTACAGAAATTTTAGATGTAAAAAATTTAGTATAAAGGAAAAAGATGCCATATAAAAATCTTAATGATATACCCCCATTAACAGGTGTCATAGTTTTCTTGATGGGTTTATGGGGAGCATTAGTAAATTTTGTGCATAGAAGTGAGTTAGATACTAATATATCAATTACACAAAAAATAACTTATTTTTGTATTGATTTATTAAGTTCGGGAGGAATTGCTTGTATTACTTTTTTAACATTAGTAGGATATGGATTTAATGAACTATTAGCCGTCGGTGTTAGTGGAGTAGCGGCACACCAAGGAACAAAAACAATATATTTTCTTGAATTATTTTTTATAGAAAAATTAAAAAGTGGTAAAAGTAAAGAAACAATAGAAAATAAAAAGGAGAAATGCGATGAATAAATTTAATTTAGCTTTTAAAATTTTAGAACTTGCGGAAGGTGGATACGCAGACAATCCTCTGGATGAAGGGAAAGAAACATACAAGGGGATTAGTAGAAGGTGGTATCCTACTTGGGAAGGATGGGATATTATAGATAGTATAAAAACATACATGGGGTATGATGGTAGTAAAAAATCCAAAAAAGAATTGAATGAACAATTAGTTTTAAATTACGAATTACAAGAAATGGTAAAAAATTTTTATAAAAAGAATTATTGGAATAAATTTAATGGTGATAAACTTCCTTTTAAAATTGGAGCAAAATTATTAGAACAGAGTGTTTTACTTGGGACAGGAAGAAAAGGTGCATTACACTTACAAAAAGCAATTAATTTAGAAAAAGAAAGATTAAATGACTATCCTTTGATTAAAGAAGATGGTATTATTGGCAGAGGCACTTTAAAAGAGTTAAATAAATTAAATGAAGATTTTATTTTAAAATGGTTAACTCTTTTACAAGAACAAGAATTATTGGAAGAAATTTTAAATAAGCCTCAAAAGATTGTATTTTATCAAGCATGGAAAAACAGAATTAATAAAAGCCTTAAAAAGATAGCGGAAATAAAAGAAAACAATTACTCTGTCTAAGAATTCTTAGACAGAAATTCTTCTATCTCGTCTAATGCGTAATTTAAATATTTTTCTAATTTTTCTAAATTTATAATGCTTTCGTTTTTATATAATTCTTCCCACAAATTTTCCCTTTCTTCTACAAGTTCTTTTAATTCATATATTTCACTATGGCTTTTTTCCACAATTTCTTTTATTTTTTCCAATTTTTGTAAAAGCATTTATCTCTCCTTTTATTATAAAATTTTATAAAATTAAAAACAGAGAGTTTAAAACTCTCTCAAACCAGCATATTTAAACACTGATTTTTTTACAACCGAACCATCCGGTTGCTCTACGTCTACACTTTCTCTCCTACTAAGAGGGGCGTAACTTTTCACTCCAAGTCCCTCTTCAAGAGTAATTGTAAGCCATTTACAAGTCACTGGTTCACCAGAAACTACAACTAAATCATATCCCTTATCGTCTACTAACCTAACTATATCATTAATAATATAATTTTGTAATTCATATGGAGTTTTATACTCCACTGGAATTTGGGAAAATTTTATAGACAATTCAGGCGCAACTTCCTTTAAAGTTGCCACCTCTTCTACACCATAGTTTTTATATAAATCTTCTGTAAGCTCTTTTGCTGGGTTATGGTTCAAGATGATTAATGCTTTTTTCATTCAAACTCCTTTTGTTTTGTTTTTGTAATGGTATTATACACAAAACTTTTCTTTTTGTCAAGAGATTTTATCTAAAATTATTACTTTTTCCTTTTCAACTTCCCCTTCTTCGTTTAAAAATAAAATAACTTGTGAAGGAATACTTGATAGCCATCCATTATTGTAACTATATTGATTAGTCCCCATTAAACTCCCTACACCTATTGCAAAACCTCCGTTCGGAAGCATACTTTTCATATATTTATGTAAATGTCCTGATAAAATCAAATAAGGCTCTATCCCAAACACTTGTTTTGCTAATTGTATAGCTTTTAATACTTCTGCTTCTTTAAAAGGTGAATATTTTCTATTCATATCTCCATGAAATGCAAAAGCCCATTTGTTATTTGGTAATTTTATTCTATGATACCCTTTAAAAGCATAATTAACCTCTGCTACATTAATTAATTGTGTTTTAACTAATTCATAAAATATATGACTAAAATCATAAGGTTTGTGGATAGTAACAGGATTATCAAATAATCTTTCGTGATTACCTGAAATAATTTCTAATGTTATATTTTTATATATCTTACTTAAACTTTTCACCTTTGCTACTATATAAGCTGAAAATTGAGCAATTGCTTTTGTTACAGGCATTTCAGCAATCAATTGACTTCCATGGATTATCCCATCAAATATATCACCTAAAATAGCAATTGTTAAGTTTTCACTTTGATAAGACATTCTTACTAATCTATCAAAAACAATATCAATTCTTTTTATAGCTATCTCATAATTAAATTCATTCATATCTCCCACATTTTCTTTTTCCACTTTTGCACCTATATGTAAGTCACTTAGTACAACTAAATTTAAACCATTAGGTATAAAGTATGGAGAATTATGTTCCAAAATAATAGGTTCTACTTTTACTTCTGTTATCTTTTTTAATTCTTCTTTTATTTCTTCTAATACTTTCTCCTCTCTTGCACTTAATCTAATTTGTTTTCTTAAAAAACTATTTTCATCTCTACATTTAATTAAACTTTTATGTAATTTTAAAGCTTTTTCATTCATAAACTCTAAATCATTTGTAAGTTGAACTATCAAATCATTTTCGTTTTCTAATCTTCTTTTTAAAATATCTAAATCAGTACTTCTATGCTTTTTCTTTAATCTCAAACCTAAACTTGCGGCTATTTGTCTAACAGGCATAACCCCTATACCTAATTTTAGAGCAATATCTTCTCTACCATAACCAAGTTCATATAACTCTAAAAAATCATCTATTTTTATTTGATAATGTTCTTCTATTCTTTTTATAATTTCCTTCATACATTCTCCTTATAACTTTTTAATGTCAATTTTGCAATTGCATAAGCATCTACTAAATCATCAATCTTTTTATTATCAACTAATAAAAAATCCTCTATAACATCTTTTGGTGTATTTTTTAACATATCTTCTTTTTTAGCTCTACCATTTCCACAATAAAATTTTTTTATACTACTTGGAGTATATGTTTTAACATTATAACCTTTATTTTTCAATGTATAAAAGTAATAACCATTTTGCATTGCAAGTTGTGCTACTTTACCCTTACTAAAAAAACTAACACTTTCAATCCCTATTGCTTTTATTTTATCTCCTATACTATCTACTATAATAAATAATTCTTCACCTATATCAATTACTCTTTCTTCAAAATCCTTCTTTTTACTTTTAATCAAATAGCTAAAAAGATAATTGCCTTCTAAATCAAGAAGACAGACTCCTGTATTAGTTGAGCTAATGTCTAATCCTAATACTACATCACATTTCATACTGCCTCCTTATTCACGCATACCCAAAGTAGGTACGCCTCTCATTCTTTTCAAAATATAATCTTTATCTTTGGTGTATAAAATTGTAATGCTACTATAATCAGTAAAAGTATATGTAACTTTTACTCCACCTGTTACTTTTTCTTGCTCTTCAAAAACAACTTCTTCGTAGGGGATATTAATTTCCCCATTTTCTTCTACTATTTTTTCTGAAATATATTTCTGTTTCATTTCTTCTCCTTTGTTATAAGTAATTTTTAAATTATACCATAAAATCGGTATAAAGTCAATAATTTTTAATGATAAAAAAGTGCGGAAAACCATATCATATATAGTTATTATTGATATTATACAATTATAATATTCTATATAACTATAATATATCTATATTCTATATAGTTACTATTATCTATACTCTATACAACTATAATATATCTATATTCTATACAATACTCTATACAACTATCTAATTCGTCTTCTAAGCGTCTTTTATTCTTTTATAG